TAAAGGAAGAGCCTTGTATACTGACTGCGATATGATAAACTTTAGAGATATACAACATCTTTGGAGAACAGACTTAAAAGGTAAACCTTTTGGAATGGTCTGGGATGCACTACAAATGAATTCAGATAAATTTAAAGGCACTGACCACGAAAGAGGTTGGTGGTGTGATAGTGTCATGTTGATAGATTGTGAAAAAGCAAAAGAATACATACACCCTATAAAAGAACAAGCAAAGTGGCCTACAACATATAAATGGGATTTCATGGCAGGTATAGGTTCTCCCTTCAAAGAGAAATCAAAAGAGATAGTGCAGGAACTAGATGCAAGATGGAACTCATTTGATGGTGCTGATACAGCATTTCCATACAAAAAACCATACCCAATGGATGATAAAGAACAGTTAGCCTTAGAAGAAATATGGCAAGTGCATTTGACAGCGTTAAGCTATCAACCTTGGCATCCGAAGTACTCTCCTCATGCAAAAGCTAGTCATAAACGACAAGACATAATGGAGGTGTATTGGAAGTATAGTAGGGAGTTGAAAACATTGGAGAAGTTAAGTGAGATTTGAAGAACTAATTCATCCCATCGGGGTTGATGAGTTTCACTTAAAATACAAGGGGAAGAAACATTTTTACATCAAACGGAAAGATAATCCGTTTGTAAAACATTTTAGTTGGGAAGAACTAGATAACTATCTCAATCAGATAAGTATAGGAACTTGGGATAGAACACCACAGCTACAGGTAGTGTTGCCTGACGGAAAGAAGTGGTGTAAGAAAAAAGACAAGACTAAAAAGACACGCACAGAACTTTGGAATCTGTGGAATAATGGAAGTAGTTTCATACTCACACTTAGTGAGTTCTTAAGTGAAACTATGTGGAAGCAATGTCAAGAGTTTGAAAAACATTACGGTGTTGGTCAAGCAAACATTTACTGCAGTAAGCAGGAAGATGCTAAGTGCTTTCCCATTCATGCAGATTCTACTGACAACTTTTTATTTCATGTATCTGGTAAAATACGCTGGTACATTTATGAGGAGTTTGCAGAAAAGGGAGGTCGCTGGGAAGATGCTACTTTGGAAGAAGTAGTAGATTTAGATGATGGCGACTTACTTTACATACCGAAAGGTAAGTATCATAGAGTGGATACTCTAAGCCCACGAATATCAATTAGCTTTCACTTTCAGGACCGAAGTGAAGGTAACCCATATTATAGGAAGAATTGGTATAACTGGAAACCATAGGAGATTACTATGGCAGAAGGAAGTGATAATTCACGAAATGAAGTCGAAATAGATTTAGACAAGTATATGGCTCTCATAGAGAAGTTAGACAAGTCTGAAGATATGATAAAAGAAATGCAACTCGAGGCTGCAGCAGCTAAGAAAAGACTTGCACCTCCTAAACGAAAGTTTATGGACTTATTTCTTGACGACAATGATGTTAATGAGAAGGCTATAATTGGCTTTATCGCATTCTTTATGCTTATTGTTTTCGCTGGGTGTGACTTAGTAACGGCGTTCTGGGGACAGGACTTAGTAATTAGTGACACCATATTCACAAGCCTCGTAGTGATTACACTAGGAAGTTTTGGAATCAGTGAAGCAGGAAGAGCATTTGGAAAGTGATAACAGCAAAATTATTTATAGACTTTGAATTAATTGAAAAACAGTATGAACCAGCAATGATTCATACTACGGATATATTCTGTCCTGTTTCTCATAGAAAGGAACAGGATGGGTATGCCCAACTCCGACAGGATGTACTCAGCAATGGGATGAAGCATCCTGTCATCTTAATTCCTAATACAGAAAACAACTATCAGTTAGCAATAAGACAAGTAAATGCTGAGTATATTGTTGACAGAGTAAAGACTAAATATTTATGTATGTATGGAAATCAAAGATTAGACATATACAAGGACGCTTCCTTCAGTTATATATGGAGTGTGGTAACTGAAAATGTGGAGTGGTCACATGCTGTATTCCTAGAACTAAAAAATAGTTCTTGACACGAACAAAAAATTTCTGTATAATATACATATGAATGAAAATACAACAAACAAAAAAACTTGTCAGATGTGGAACTCAGAAACACAGTCCTTTGAGACTTGGTACTGGGATAACTGCGAACATTGTGATACATTAGTAGACCACAAAACAGGCGAGTGTAAACAATATAAGTGCTGGATATAATATGAATTTATTTTACTTAGACGAAGATTTAGACAAGTGTGCTGAATACCATGTGGATAAACACATAGTAAAGATGCCACTTGAAGCTGCACAGCTTTTGTGTACTGCTGTCTGGGTAGACCATGTACTTGGCTTTGTTCCCCGTGCTTTGAACAAAGAAGAAAGTAAAATCCTCAACGAGGAGAAAGCAAAAATCAAAGACTTACCAATGGAAGAGAGACCATTGACACCTTACTTACCAATGATGTACAACCATCCTTGCACAATATGGACTAGGTCATCTCTTGACAACTTTGAATGGACTCATTGTTATGCAAATGCACTAAATGACGAGTATCATTATCGTTATGGTAAGCAACACAAGTCGATAGTAGAAGTAGTAAACAAACTGCCTGAGCCAAAGAATATGGAGCGTCTAGGACAGACTCCATTCGGAATGGCTATGCCAGATGAGTTGAAAGACGAAGCGGATGTTGTAGGCAGTTATCGACTCTATTATCACACAGACAAGGCGACATTCGCCAAGTGGTCACACCGAGACAAACCCCATTGGTGGGATGAAGGTCTCGCATGGTATGACCAACGGATAACAAGATGATTAAAGTAGAAAGCGAAGGCTATACCTTTACATTTAATGACGGAACAACAGAAGAACAACAGCAAGAAGCAATCAAAAGACATCTAGCAAAGAGCAGATGGTTTAGACCGATTGTTATGCACAAAAAAGATGGCAATATTGTACATCTAGGAAATGGAGTAAGAAAACATGGCAAAAGACATACCTCTTGATGTATTATTGGGAGTCAAAAAAGAACCTATAAATACTATGGAACATAGAGATATGATTCGTGTAAATCTAAACAAACAAAGAGAAGTCACCGAGCAAGAAATTTCTTTGCTTCAGGGTCAATTAGACTCTAAGAAAGAATACCTTGCAAAGATTGAGGGCGGACTTGATGTACTTGATGAATTAAGCAAGTGATAGTAATAAAGGACGATTTTTACGCTTACCCAGACGAGGTCAGAAAAGAAGCCTTGTCTATGTTTTTTAGACCAGGGCGCAGGGAACGAAGAACTATGTTTCCAGGGCGTCGCACTAAGTCATCCTTCAGTAATGAGAACTTCATTTATTGTAGGAATAGGTGGGAGAATATGCTTAACGCAAAAATGCAATATTTTCCTAGAAGAAATAGTAATACAGCTTTTACATTGTCAGAGCATGATGATGCAAACTGGAACTGGGTACACCATGACTGTTCAGGATTCTTAGAGAATACTAGCAAAGACATGAGAGGTCAAGCGTACGCAGCAGTTATATATCTAAGCCCTAACGCAGATGTTAGAAAAGGTACAGGATTATTCCAGTCTATAAAGACAGGAAAAGTACATAAGAATGACGAACTAAGTAAAGGCAAAGGTATGTTCAAACAAATGTGGAAAGAGGACGGAGAGTTCTTAATGCACACTTATGTTGGGAACATCTATAACAGATGTGTTTTGTACCCTGCACACTATTGGCACGCTCCATTCTGTGCGGGATATGGACACGACAAAGCTACTGGACGATTAGTTCAGGTTGGCTTTTTTACGATAAACAAAAAATGAGTGAGTACAACAGCGATAAATTTAACGAACATCAAGTATTAGAAATGCTTGAAGAATACATAATGTCTACCTATGGTAAGCATTACAGTATGAATAAGATACAATCTACTGAGTTCGTATTCGATGCAGGACATGGCGAAGGTTTCTGTTTAGGAAACATCATCAAGTATGCACAGAGATATGGCAAGAAAGATGGTAAGAATGTTGATGACTTACTCAAAATTTTACATTATGGAATAATTTTATTAGGGGTAGAAATTGAGAACGAAGAAACACGAAAATCTTTCACAAGCAAATATAAGCAAGGTAATTGAATACTTAAACCCTACAGATGGTAGTAAGCCTATCACTAAAAAAGAAGCATGTAGTATACTTAACATAGCTTACAACACAACAAGATTAGGCAACATCATTGCAGAGTTTGAAGAAATGATGGAATTCCGTGCAAGAAGAAAAGCACAGAACAGAGGCAAGGCTGCAACACCAGCAGAGATAAAAGATACAGTAAAGATGTATCTTGAAGGAGATAATGTAAGTGATATAGCAAAATCGCTATATAGGTCTCCAGCATTTATCAAATCAATAATTGATAAGATAGGTGTGCCACAAAAGATAGCACACACAGATTACGAAGGCAGACGAAATGCCATGCTACCAGAACAATGTGTAGCAGAAAGTTTCGAACCAAAAGAAAAGATATGGGCAATCAGACAGAACTATCCTGCAATAGTGCAAAGAGAGTTATCACCTGAAGTTGCCGAACAGCGAGGATTCAAAGTATATCTAGTATATACTATTGAAGCAACACAAGACGACCTCGCAAATACATTCTTCCCATACTTAGAGTATGCAGGTAAATATCATTGCCTCGCAGCTTTTGATATGGGTAGTTTAAGACATTTACAAGAGTACATGTAAAAAGGAATAAAAATGGACGCACTAATGTTAGTGTCGGCATTTTGGATAGCTGGAGTGGGAATGGCAATTTATACACTCTACATTCCAGCAGTGCAGATAATTGGAAGAATAGATAAGAACAATTTAGGATATAGATATGCTTGGTTAGGCGGGATTGTTTTCGCCTTCTTTTCAGCAGTATCTTTACCTTTTCTTATACACATAATACTAATAGACAAACATCAGGAAAGATTCCTGAGAGCATTTATACCAGCATATATGGGAGAAAAATAATGTATAGAGGAAACGCATACTACGAAGCATTAAAATTAAAATACTTAGCCGAAATTGCAGAAGCAGAGGCAGTACTAGGAACATACTTTACGAACTCAGTAGGTATTGGGGAACACTCCGAACTATTACCAGAGTTTGATAAATGGGTAGGTGTACTAGCAGAATCAAAAGATAAGCTAAAAGCATTAGAAGGGTTGCTGTAATGCACGATATACAAAAGTGTACTCAAAAACTTATTGCATTAATTGATGCAGTAGAAAGAATAGACAAGGATAACCAAACGACCTTACCTTGGAAACTACAAAACGCAAAAGAGTTAGCAAGAGAACTAAAGAATGAATCAGAGTTTATTACTTCACTACGATAACAAAACTATCGGAGTTGTACGAAACCCCTATGAACGAGTAGTTAATCTGTATATGGAGAGCTTGGATTATATTGGATTGGATAATTGGATAGCCAAATACCCTCCTGAAAAACAAGTAGTTCTGTATAAGAATTGTGACCACTTAGTTCGTTTCGAGGCATGGGAAGATGAACTTAAATTTGCAAAACTACATCCAAAAGATACATCAATTTTGAAGGATGAGGAGATAGTACCTATGTGGAATAGGTGGTATACAATGAAGACTAAAACTTTAGTTTACTCAATATATCGGGAAG